GAAACCATACGCACACTAGTCAAACGATATAGTAAACGTACTCCCCTACTCAGAGGTAAGAAACTCAAGGTCACCACAGACCACCTGTTACGTGGATTGGCTAAAGCTTTGTATGGTGATGTGCACAGTTTACATAAACTGAAGCGAGACTTACACCATCAACCTGATGAGTTGCGTAAATGCTATCGTGACTATCTCGAAGCATTAAATAAAAAACTTGGCAAAAATGCTAAATCTGCGAAAGAATTAGAATCAGATTTCAACGCATATGATGAAATTTTGCAATTTGTTAATAAAAAACAAGGTAAATATGATGAAAAGGATGACTGGGATGCCAGTGACAAAGTGGGCCAAGGTGTTGCCTCAATGTCCAAGCGTGTCAACCTTCTCCTCTGTGCATATGCACGTGCTTTACTTGAACGTATTCGTTTAATTGCAAAAAATAATAAAAGGAACATAGTTCTTGCCACCCATGGCTCTGACGAAGAACTCAGTGCTGAAATCGCAGCAATGCTTGAAAACAATTGGCGTAATGGTGAAAAGTGGTTTCTGAATGATTTTTCCGAATGGGACTCATGTTTCATCAATGCCATGTCTAAAGTAACACAACAATTGTGTTTGTGGATGGGTGCTCCAGAATTTCTTATGGAATGGTTTTTCCAATACCGTACTCATTGGAAAATGATATACCACGTGCCAAAAGGTGGTAACACATCACTTAAAGGCAACGGTAAGCAATTTTCCGGTAATCCTTTCACTTTGTGTGAGAATACTATCCTAAACATCGCTTTGATGTACGTTTTATTCGATTTTATTGGATATAAAGCTTCCATGTTTAAAGGCGATGACTCATCTATCTTATGCAAAGAAGCGATTCTTACATCCTTTGGTAAGGAGTTGTTGAATCTCACCAAACATAAACTTAAATTTCATCTCGAAGATGTGGGTGAGTTTGCAGGTTTCTTTATAACACCTGTGGGTTTATTCCCTGATGTAGTGCGCAGAACATGCAAATTCTTAGGTGCAACGTATCGTAACCAAGAACATTTTGAAGAATCCAAAATGAATGTTAAGAATGCTTGTTCTGTTGTTAAAACACAAGAACAAGTTAATCAAGGTTGCTTGTATAACTCAGTGCACTACGGAGCAGAACGTCTCACAATGGGCCATGCGCAAATTTTATTTGCTTTTCTTCGCAATAGTATTAAAATTGGTTGGGAATCACTTGTAGCTGTTTCCAAACCTGTCTTATCTGTGTAATGCACTTCTACCTTAGCATTACTTTAATTCATATTAATAATTTTAATCTTACATATAACATAATTTGTATATATATATATTTTAGTTTAATTAT